GGGGGGAGTTCGAGGCCGATCTGGGACGCCTGGCATTAAATGCGGCAGACGATCACGCAGAGCTGATCGGGATGAAGGCGACCATCGGAGAACTGGCAGGCCGGGCCGTCCGGGCGATGCACTACGGAGATCCGGCAGAGCTGCAGAAGGTCGGGAAGGATCTGGCGGCTTACGCACACAGCAAGGGCCTCTGCTCTGACCCGTGGAGGTGATCGGATGAACAAGAGGCAGGCGAAGAAGAAGCACAGGCTGGAAGCGACAAAAAAACAGCTCCGCTTCTGGGCCTACGTTTTCACAAACAAGAAGAACCCGGTGGAGGATGAAGTCTTCCAGATCTGGAGAGCGAAGAGCGAGAAAAATGAAAGAAGGTGCTGAGATGACGAACGAAAAAACAGAGCAGAGCTTGAACGAGCTTAAACCAGAAGAGCAGCGCTTGAACGAGCTCGAGAAGGAGCTGGCAAGGCAAAAGGCGAGAGCCCGGAACCTGGACAAGATGCTCAATGACTACGTCCGGCGAGCAGAGGAGGCGGAGGCGAAGATCTTCGCTCTGACGGGATTCGAAACGGCAATCACAATCAGCGTCCCGCAGGAGCGGATCAAGAGGGTGATCGTTGAGGTCTACGAAGGCAAGGAGGAAGAGTTTTGAGACGCGAGAAACGATTGATCGATGCTGACGTCCTCCTGGACGATCTGGCGAGCCTTTACGAGGCAGCAGGTTGGGCGGAGCATGAGGTGCATTTTTCCCTCCTGGACATCGAGGAGAACATCGAGGAGCAGGAGGAGATCGAGATCACGGAGGTGGTCAAGGACACGGTGAAGGAGATGAGACAGAACGGCCTTCTGAAGCGGTCGGACGACGTGGCCTATAGTGAGGTCTCGAACCGGCTTTATGAATATTACAGAAACCCGGACAGAGACCCGGAGGTGGGTGCGGCCCTGGAGAAGATCCGGGGCGACTACTACGAAGACATCATCCCGTTCTACTATCGCGACAAGACGAGCCTCGACTGGCTCGCGGAGAAGTTCAGCTGCGAGCTCAGCACGATCACGAGAAACAAAAAGCGGCTGTGCCTGAAGGTTTTTCAGCTGCTGCAGTGACAAAGAAGGAGAAAAGGAAGATGAAGAAAGTGATTTTTGTCTGCGACCTCTGCGGCTGGCAGATGACGGAGCCCTGGATGACGATCCCGATCGAGACGGGAGAGAGACATCTCTGCGAGTTCTGCACGGAGAAGGTCCGGACGATACTCCTGGAGCCGAAGGCCACGAAGGCAGAGGAGCCGAAGGAAGAGAAACCGAAGCGGAAGCGGATCGACCAGGGCAAGGTCCTGGCGCTTGCGAAGGCAGGCTGGACGGTCGCGAAGATCGCTGACGAGATGGACTGCAGCTATCCGACCGTGAGAAACATCATCAAGGCGGCGAAGGAGGAGGCGAAAGAATGAAGATCTGGACGGAGGAGGGCCTGACGCCGGTCATGGACGTCCTCGAATACTTGCTCGACGCTTGCCAAGAGTATGACGGGACAGACGGAGAGGCGTTCACCAGGATAAAGCATTGGATCCAGAGCGGAGCACCAGAGCTCGAGGATCAGACCATTTACGGCTTCAGGATCAGGGATCTCGTCCCGCTGGCGTCGGTCCTACGGGCGAAGGGAGTCAGCCCCAAAGAGATCGAGGACTGGCGCAAGGACCTGCAGGGACTCCTGGACTTCGTGGCCGAACAGGAGATGGAGGCACACCAGAAGGCAGTGGCTGACTTGCTGAAGGGGCTCGAAGGACCTGACGAAGAGACCGGGGAGTGGTTTGTGAAGGCTATCGGACGCAAAGAAGAGGAGGGAGAAGGATGAAGTTCATCGTGAAAGTTTTTGATGAGCACGGAAATTTCCTCACGAGTCGAGAGGTGGAGGCAGAACCGCACCGATACGAAGACGCGATGCTGGTGACCTATGACATCCATCCGTCCATGACAATCGTGATGAACGATTGGATCCACGACGAGTGGACGGCTTCGATTTGGAGGGAGGGCTGACGATGGGAAGGAAGAGAACGCCCTGCGATTTCTGCTCCGGCGAATACTGGCCGGACGGGATCGACCGGAGGAACGGTTTTTATCTCTGGATGGAGGTCTACCCGTTCAACAACCTGATCGCAGTGATCGCCCAGGCGAACGACGAGAACGGCGAGATGATCGAGGACTACATCGACATCCCGATGAATTTCTGCCCGAACTGCGGCAGAGACCTCACAAAATGGCCTACAAGGTCAAAAAAAGACGCGCTAGAAGGCGATTCTGGCGCGTCTTTTTGTTTTGCCGAAGAATCTGCCACCGAAGAGCGAAAGAGGGCAGGAATGGCCCAAATTTTCGCGCTGGTGGCGAATGAGCGCAAATGTGCGCTCTTGTTTGACGCCCGGAGGGCGTGCTATCGTCCAATCAGTAAAAGGAGTGATCGACATGATGAGGACGGCGCCCTGCATGGGGTGCACAGATCGGCGGCTCGGCTGTCATGCTGAGTGCTGGCGATACATTGACTGGGCAAATGAGCGGCAGGCAGTGAGGAAGAAGCAAAGGGAAGAGCAGCAGCTCAACCAGGCGCTGAACGAAGTCAAAGAGAAGACGATCAAGAGGAAGAAAGGGAAAAAGTGAAGACAGAGGGCGGAGGTGAACCCTTGCCCGAAAGGCGCAAAAGACGCCGACACAAAAAGGGGCTGAGGCCATGGGCCGAAAAGACAGATATACGGAACAAGTCCAGCCGAGGCTGAGCGAGATCCCGGAGATGGTCGGGACTATGACGGAGGAACAGATCGCGAAGCAGCTGGGCATCTCGAGAAGGAGCTTCGAGAGATACAAACAGCAGCACGAAGAGCTCCGGGCCGCGCTGAAGAAAGGGCGCGAGGATCTCGTCAGGGATCTGAAGATGACGCTGAAGAGGAAGGCGAAGGGCTTTTTCTACACTGAGAAGAAGACGACGGTGAGGGACTCCGAGAGAGAAGGGAAGACGGTCACCGTGGAAACCTTCGAGAAGTACGCGCAGCCCGACACCGGCGCGATCCACCTGCTCCTCAAGAACCTCGACGAAACCTGGCGGAACGATGACCGGGAGACGATGGACCTGAAGCGGCAGCGGCTGGAGATGGAGAAGGAAAAAAATGAAGCAAACAACTGGTGAGAGGAGAAGAGAGGCAAATGAGCGAGGCGGTCATGGTCGCGCTGATCACCGGAGGGATCTCCCTCATCGGGACAGTGTTGACGATCCTGGCAACGTCCAGGAAGACAGAGACAGCGATGCAGGTTAACCAGGCAGTCACGGACACGAAGATCGAGGAGCTGACCAGGGAGGTCAGGAAGCACAACGGCTTTGCGGAGAGGCTGCCGGTGGTGGAGGAACAGATCAAAGTGATCAACCACAGGATCGAGGACTTAGAGGAGGCGACGAAGAGATGAAGATGACGAATGAAACTTTCGACATTTTGAAATGGGTGGCGATGTTGGCGCTGCCGGCGCTTGCGACGCTGATCAGTACCGTGGGAGCGATCTGGCAGATCCCTTATACCGAGGAGATCAGCCGCACGGTCGTGGCAGTCAATGCGGCCCTGGCGGCAGTCCTGGGCATCTCTTCCGCGAACTACAACAGAGACCAGGCGAACGAGCCGGAGACGGAGGAATGACATGGCAGTAAGAGTCGGATCCGCACGGATCAGCGAGAACGGAACGAGCGGCTGGGACGGCAAGGCGAAGGCCGGAGACCAGACCGGGCACGAAGTAGAGACACAAGCATGGTACAAGCACCCGAAGGGCTGGGTGGTCCTGAGAGCAAAGGATGACGCAAAGCGCGAGAAGATCGCGGAGGACATGGAGAAAGCCTGCGACAACAACCTGATCGGCTACGACCAGAGCGAAAGAGACACACTCTGGAAGGCCGCGAAGGAGGTCGGCTTCGACTGTGCGAAGGTGACGAAGAAGGTCGAGACGGACTGCTCCGCACTCGTCCGGGTCTGCTGCGCTTACGCAGGCATCATGGTCGGCAACATCCGCACGGTCAGCGAGGCGAACGCGCTCATGGCGACGGGGGAGTTCCTGAAGTATACAACGAGCAAATACTGCAACTCTTCGGACTACCTGCGCCGAGGAGATGTGCTCGTGACTCGCACCTCGGGTCACACCGTGGTCGTCCTCGATGACGGCGCGAAGATCCCGAAGGAGAAGACCTACTTCCCTGCGGCAACGATCAAGACCGTCAGCATCGTGGACGCGCTGGCGAGCATCGGCGCGAAGTTCTCCTTCGACTACCGGAAGAAGATCGCGAAGGCGAACGGCATCGAGAACTACCGGGGCACGGCGATCCAGAACGGGCGGATGCTTCTGTTCCTGAAGCAGGGGAAGCTGATCAAGCCGGAGGCGTGAGGTGTACAGGTTAGAGACCTTTTACAAGACGAAAGCCTGGGAGGATCTGAGGAAGCGGCTCATGATGGAGCGGGTGAACGAAGACGGCCAGCTGATCTGCGAACACTGCGGCAAGCCGATCCTCAAGGCCTACGACTGCATCGGTCACCACAAGATCGAGCTGACGGAGGAGAACGTCAACGACATCAACGTGAGCCTGAACCCGGCGAACATCATGCTGATCCACTACCGGTGCCACAACGAAGAGCATGAACGCTTCGACGGTCTGCATCAGCAGGTCTTCCTGGTGCACGGTTCACCCTGCGCAGGGAAGACGACCTTCGTCAGGATGAACGCGAACAAGGACGATCTGGTCGTGGATCTCGACGCGATCTATCAGGCGATCAGCTTCTGCGATCCGCACGAACATCCGAAGCGGGTGAAGGCGGTGGCCTTCGCAGTTCGGACGGCGATCCTCGAGGCGATCAAGATCCGGCAGGGGACTTGGAGGAATGCGTGGATCATCTCCAGCAAGACGGGCCTCGACTTGGACCGGGATGCTGACGCCTTCCGGGCGCGACTCATCCACATCGACACACCGAAGGACGAATGCCTGAAGAGACTGAAGGCCAGCGCGAACGGCAGAGATGTCAAAGCCTGGACAACATACATTGAAGACTACTGGGAACGGTACGAAGCAGCGGCAGGAAGCGCAAGCGAGGGGCGAGCATGAGCCTGGCGGAAAGAGACCGCGAAGAGATGGCGCTCAGCTGCTGAACGGTGAAGACGACTCGCGGATCATTTACGGATAAACGGTTGGGATGCAAGTTTCGGATGCAGATCCGCGAGCCGTTGGCCCGGAGATGAGACCCCCCACAAACGCGAATAAAACCAGTCACGGGGGACAGGTGGCGGGGGGTAGTTTGCGGGCAAAACCAAATTTTCGATTTTTGGGATTTAAAACCCGAGAAAATGTGAAAAGGCAAAAGATAGGCCCACAGATGGGCCTATGAGAAAAGAGGAGACCATGGGACGCAAGACAAGCGAAAAGACCGAGAGGCTGGAGAGCCTGCAGGGGATCTTCCGGGACATCGACCCGGGCGAGCGCGTCCTGGTCGATCAGCTGATCCGGGAGGTGGCCTTCTTGGAGGAGAGGATGGAGGAGCTGCGGGAGCAGCCGTTCATCGTCCACCACCCGACACGCCCGGGGATCATGAAGAGCACTCCGGCAGCGAAGCAGTACAAAGAGTGCAGCCAGTCCTACATGAATGCGGTGAGGATCCTTCTTAACACGCTCAGGAAGACCCAGACCGACGCAGCGGACGAACTCCTGAAGAGGCTGGAGGAGTTCGCATGACATGGCTGGAGGAGTACCACGATCTCATCGAGCGGCGCGAGGTCGTGACCGGCTACTGGATCCGCCAGGAGGTCAGAAACCTGATCGAGGATCTGGAGGATCCGCGCTGGACCTACGACACGACAGAGAGCGACAAGAGGATTCGCTTCCAGGAAACGCTCTGCCTGCAGAGCAAGGCGCCCTACTTCATGAAGCCGCTCATCCTCATGCCCTGGCAGAAAGCCTGGTGGGAGGCAGTCTACTCCTTCCGGGACGCCAGGACGGGCCTGAGAAGGTTCACCGAAGGGCTCCTGGAGGTAAGCCGTAAGAACGGGAAGTCGAGTATGTTCGCCGGAGACGGAACATTCGATCTCTTCCTGGGCGAAGGCGGTGAGGATCTCTGCTGCGCATCGAATGACGACCGGCAGGCGAGACTCATCTGGCGAGAGATCGCAGGGATGAGAGACCGCCTGGATCCGAAGAGGACGATCACGAAGCCGACGCTGACGGAGCTGGTGAACAAGAGGAAGAACATCACGGTCTTCCGGCTCTCATCGAAGACGCAGAACAAGGACGGCTTCAACATCAGCAAGGCCTTCCTGGACGAGAGCCACGACATCCGGGAGGAGAACGGGCAGAGCGAAGTCGCGGAGGCCATCTGGAGATCGATGAGCTCGAAGGAGGAGCCGCTCTTCCTCAACTGCACCACGCAGGGATTCAACCGGGACTGCTACCTGGACCACAAGATCGCCTATGCGAAGGGAGTCATCCGGGGAGAGATCGACGCGCCGAACTTCATCGCTTTTCTGTACGAGCAGGACAGCGAGGCGGAGATCTGGCAGAGCGAGGCCAGTTGGGAGAAGAGCAACCCCTCGATCCGCTACGGAGTGAAGAAGATCGGCAAGCTGCGGGCAGACGTGGAGGCCGCGAAGCACGACAAGGCGACGAGGATCCACCTGCTGACGAAGGATTTTAACATCCCGCAGGCGAACGCCCAGACCTGGCTCATGTTAGAGGATTACGATTTCCCGATGCAGCCGATCAACCCGGAGGACTTCCGGGGCTCGTTCATCCTGGGCGCGGTCGACCTCTCGGCCACGACGGACCTGAGCAACGCGAAGGCGCTGATCATGAGACCGGGCGACCGGAAGAAGTACATCCTGAGCAGATACTTCATCCCGGAGAGCAAACTCCGGGACAGCGACGACAAGGAGGCCGGAGCGACCTACACCGAGTGGGCCAAGGATGGCTGGATGGAGATCCACGAGGGGAACGAGGTGGACATCAGCAAGGTGGCCGACTGGTTCTTCTGGCTCTATAAGACGTTCGGCCTGAAGCCCTACAAGATCGGCTATGACCAGCGATACGCAAAGACCTTCATCGACAGGTGCAACGAGTACGGATTCGAAACCGAGATGCTCGCGCAGGGCCGCTACCTTTCCAGCGCGATGAAGCTCACGGAGGCGGACCTGAAGGGCCGAGTGATCGACTACGGCGGGCACCCGGTGGACAAGTGGACGCTCGGCAACACCTGCTGCGAGGTGGACGGACTCGGAAACATCCAGCCCAGGAAGATCCCAGGGCAGCCGGCGCGAAGGATCGATGGCGGTGTGACCATGGTGATGATCGAGGAGGTCTATCGCAGATATATGAACGATTACAAAAATCTGATTGGAGGGTGAGAGACGATGGGACTATTTGACAGATTTCTCCGGCGACGCCTGAAGCAGTGGGCATACGCCCAGAACCTGAACGGGTGGGCGCCGACCTATTCACAGTTCGGGTCTAACATCTACGCCAGCGACGTCGTCCAGCAGGCCCTCAAGTGCATCGTGGACGAGATCAAGAAGCTCAACCCTCAGCACATACGCATGAAGGGAGACGACCCGGTCCCGGTGAGGGATTCAACGGTCCAGGCGGTCCTGGACAACCCGAACCCGATCATGACGACGACGGAGTTCCTGGAGAAGGTCACCTGGCTCCTGCTGCTGAACTACAACGCCTTCATCGTCCCGGAGTATGACACCTGGACGGACCGGGCGACCGGACAGGAGAGGAGATACTACAAGGCCCTCTATCCGATCCAGCCGACGCAGGTCGACTTCCTGCAGGATCCGACCGGGCGGCTCTTCGTCAATTTCTGGTTCGCAAATGGAGAGCAGACCACGCTGGCCTATGACGATGTCATTCACATCCGCTACAACTACTCCGTGAACCAGTACATGGGCGGAAACGAGATGGGACAGCCCGACCACGGGCCTCTCCTCGAGACCCTCCGGCTGAACGATAGCCTGCTGAAGGGAGTCGCGAAGGCGATGAACTCTAGCTACACCGTGAACGGCATCGTGAAGTTTAACACCATGATGGACAACGGGAAGATGGAGCGGGCCCTGGATGAGATGACCAGGAGGCTGAAGAACAACGAGGACGGCTTCATGCCCATCGACATGAAGGCGGATTACATTCCGCTGGAGCGAAAGAGCGCAGCGGTCGACCCGGAGACGCTGAAGTTCATCGATGAGAAGATCCTGAGAAACTGGGGCATCCCGCTCACGATCCTCACCGGAGACTTCACCAAGGAGCAGTATGAAGCCTTCTACCAGAAGGCCCTGGAGCCCCTGGTGATCGCGATGAGCCAGGCCTTCACGAAGAAGCTCTTCACGAGCAGGGAGAAAGCCTACGGCAACATGGTCAGGATGTATCCGAAGGAGCTCATCTTCATGACGGTTTCCCAGACCCTCGAGATGATCAACATCCTGAGCCCGACCGGCGGCCTCTACGAGAACGAGAAGCGGGCAGCCCTGGGACTGCGACCGCTGCCGGAGCTGGAGGGCAAGAGATACATGAGTCTCAACTGGATCGACGCGAACAACGCGGACGCCTACCAGGTGGGCAAGGTCAACGTGGATGTCGTGGACGAAGAAAAGACGGAGGTCTAAGAGATGGACAAGAAAGACTTAATCATGCGGGGCTATGACTGGAGTTATGAGACCCGTGAAGAAGACGGCCAGGGGATCATCGAAGGGCACCCGGTCGTCTATGATCAGCTGACCGACCTCGGCTATTTTGACGAGATCATCGAGAAGGGAGCCCTGGACAAGACGGACCTGAGAGACGTCAGGCTCTGCCTCAACCACGACACGAGCGTGGTCTATGCGAGAAGCAGATCCAACACACCGGAGAGCACGATGCGGATCTGGGTGGAGGAGGACGGTCTGCACTTCCGGGCGAACCTCGACATGGAGAACCCTCTGAGTCGTGCCTACTACTCGATGATCGAGCGGAGGGACATCGACAAGATGAGCTTCATGTTCTCCGTGGACGGAGACACCTGGGAAGACCTGGACACGGAGCACCCGACCAGGCGAATCAATTCTATCGGGTCGATTGTAGAAATCTCGGCGGTGACTTTCCCCGCCTACGATTCTACTGAGATACAAGCGCGGAGCAAGGAGGCGCTGGAGAGCGCCCGGCAGCAGCTGGAGAGCGAGCGGCAGCAGAAGCGGACATCGCTGGAGAGCGATCTGGAATTACTGAAAGCCAAGACGAAGATCCTGGCAGGAAGGACAAAGAGATGAGAAAAGACATTTTAGAGCAGAGACAGGCCCGCCTCACGGCGAAGGTCGCAGAGCTCGAGGCTCGCGCTTTAGAGTCCCAGGACGCTGAGGAAGTGAAGCGCATCAACGCTCAGCTTGAAGACATCAACGCTGACATTGACGAGACCAGAGCAGAGCTCGCAGCGATCGAAGAAGAGGCCAGAGCAGCGGAGCCCGTCAAAGTGGATGAGAAGATCCCGGAGGAGAGAGAGATGAAAACCTTAGAGAGCTACGGCAAAGAAGAGCAGAGAAACGAGAACCCGCTGGAGTCCATGGAATACCGTCAGGCATTCATGGCCTTCGTCCAGACCGGCGCACCCATCGAGGCCCGTGCAGGAGTCGCGGCTTCCACCGCTGACACCGGTGCAGCGATCCCGCTGACCGTCATGCGCGAAGTCATCAACACCGTTCGCAAGCGCTACGGCAACCTCTACAGAAAGGTTCGCAAGCTGAACGTACAGGGCGGAGTCCAGATCCCGGTCGGCGCACTGCAGGCGACCTTTAAATGGATCAACGAGAGCACCGTGAGCCCTCGCCAGAAGGCCGGTGAGCTGGGCAAGGTAGTCTTCGGCTACAACACCCTGGAGATCCGCATCGCGCAGACCTTCCTGGCGTCCGTGGTGGCCCTGGAAGCATTCGAGCAGAAGATCACCGAGGTCATCGCAGAAGCATATCTGCAGGCGATGGATCTGGGCATCGTGGCAGGCTCCGGCGACGGAACCATGACCGGCATCCTGAATGATCCTCGCGTCACCAACACCGTGACCATGAATGCCACTCAGATCGCAGACTGGACCCAGTGGAGAAAGCGTTTCTTCTCCCAGCTGCCTCTCGGCTACAGAGCGGGCGAATTTATCTTCCCGCTGAGCACCGTGGAGTCCTATCTGGAGACGATGCATGACAACAATAACAACCCCATCTTCAGACAGGCGACCGGTCTGGAAGTCAACGACGGCGACGCCCAGAACCCGAACGGCAGATTCTTCGGTCGTGAGATCTCCCTGGTGGAGCCTGACATCCTTCCCGACTTCGACGCAGCGCAGGCGGGCGACGTGATCGGCATCTTCTGGCAGCCGAACGAGTACGCGATCAATGAGAACTTCGGATTCACCATGCGCCGTTACTTTGATGAGGAGACCAACGAGTGGGTGGACAAGGCCCTGGCCATCGTGGACGGCAAGGTGCTCAACCCGACCGGCTTCTACAAGATCGTGAAGGCCTGAGAAGCCTGACGAGAGGAGGGCTAGAACATGGCTACGATTTTAGAAGGGCTGAACGCGATCAGCCAGGCAGTCGGAGGAGCCGGAGAAGCGGAGAGCAACCTCGAGGCCCTCAACCAGATCAGCGAGGCCCTCGGCGGCTCCGCTGATGCAACCGAGAACGCGGAGGCCATCGCCAACATCGCCGAGAACGCCAGCGGTGGCGGCGGGTCTGATTTAGCACTTGTTAATGTGACGATTACGAACAACAGGGAAACGGCATTGTCCATTAACCTTCCTGTTGTCGACACCGATGAGTTTCGGACATCGCCCAGTGTTGTCGTGAACTCAGGCGAAACAAAGACAGCGAAAGTGCCGATAGTTTCTGGTGGTAATGCGTCAGGCACTGTTCCTCTGGGTACGAATTCCATTGCTGTGAGCGGTTTGGTTTACAAAGGAGGCAGTAACCCGGCTACATTGACTGTTATGGGAGAAGGAACCATAACCATTAGCTAAAAATCACAGAGTTTAGCAGGAGGACCACATGGCGACACTTGAAGGCGTGAAGAACGCGACCGGGCTCACCGGCGACTACCAGGACGGGACGATCCAGATCTGGTTCGACGAGGCCGTGGGCTTTTTGAAAGACGCAGGGGTGAAGGACACGAACATCACCGACGGGATCGTCGCTCGTGGCGTACTCGACCTCTGGAATTATGGCGCCGGAGAGGGCAAACTCTCCGAATACTTCAAACAGCGAGCGGCACAGCTCGCATATAAATCCTAAACAGGAGGACAAAAGAAATGATTAACAATGACAGAATCGTACCGATCACGCGGACCGACCTGCTGAGCTTCTTCGCGGCGATCTACAATGCGACCGTTGAGGGTGGTATCACTATCCTGCCGGTGTCTGACGGAGCGGTCGAGCTTCCCGCTGATGCAAACGGCGCTTATCTTGCGGCAGAACCTCTCAAAACCCTGCCGGAGGTTGAAGCAGGCACCGCTCTCTTTTTCGTACCGGCATACGACTTTGAGATGACCATGACGCCAGGAGTGGGTGCTCCGGAGTTCGTTGCGAATCCAGGAAACCTTTACAGGCTGACAAGCGCCGGCACGGTTCAGCTCGACACCTACGCGGCTTACACCCCCAGCGAAGGCGAAGGCGAAGGCGGCTCTGGCGGCGACAACCCTAAGTAATCCATGGCAGGCTTCAGGCTGGCGGCTCCGCTGACCGTCCCGATGGCGCTCCTGGTTCCGTCTTATGAGACGCGGGCCGGGGTGCCGACGAAGACCTTCCCGGAGGTCGAAGAGGGGATCCGCATCAACGGAAACCTGAAGACCTACGGGGGAACGGAGCGAGAAGTCAACGGGCTCTACTCGATCATGGACACGGCGATCATTGAGACGTGGTTCCGGCCCGACATCAAAGCGGATTGCCGGATTGCGATCCTGGGGACGGATCGGGTCTATGAGATCATCGGGGAGCCTGAGGACATTGAACTCCGTCACCAGTATCTTCGTCTGAAGGTCGAACGAGTCAAGGGCGGAGCCTGAGAGGAGAGAGATGGCGAAGGCAAAGAACACGTTCACGCTGGACACGGCGCCGCTGGAGGGACTGGTGCAGAAGATCCTCGACCTCGACGGAGACGCACGTGAAGCAGTGGAGAGCGCCCTGGAGCAGGCGGCGGAGACGATCTCGGACGATACTCTCGACGCGGTCGCTCCGGGAAACCTGCCTGCGCAAGGACGATACAGCACCGGCGCGACGGAGGCCTCCGTCCTTCGGGACCAGAAGGTCCGCTGGACAGGGACGACAGCATGGATCCCGGTCGGCTTCGACTTCACGATGCCGGGAGCAGGCGGCTACCTGATCACAGGAACCCCAAAGATGCAGCCGGTCGCGCAGCTGCGGAAAATGTACAAGCAAAAGAAATACATGGCCGACATCCAGAAGGACATCACTGACGTCCTGGAGGATGCCCTGGTCAGAGCGATGGAGGAGGGCTGACGAGATGAGAGACGAGCTGATCGAGATCCTGGAAGGGCTGGGCTACACGGCACAGCTGCAGGGAAGTCTCGCGAAAGATGAACCTTACCCGGCGGCCTTCTTTACGTTCTGGAATGACGACACCCCAGGCGCGGCGTTCTATGATGACGACGCCCGACGCTTCGAGCACGAGTTCACTGTCTACTTCTACGCAACGGATCCCGTCCTCGTGGCGGAGATGATGAGCAGAGTCAGGCAGGCGCTGCGGGCCGCTGGGTGGATCGTCCAGGGGAAAGGCTACGACGTCCCGGTCGACCAGCCCACCCACACAGGGCGGGCGATCGACGTGATCGGGATCGAACAAAACTAACAGGAGGACAAAGATATGCCTACACCGAGCAGAGCTCTGCAGGAGATCGTTGAGTGGAGAGGCGTCGAGGGCCTGGTGGCCGCTGAGGTCACCGTGGACGACAACGAGACCGGAGACAATCATGGTTATGTGACCGGATCCGTCTTCGCGATCGCAGGCGTGGCTGAAATTAGCCGGACGACCGACTCCTCTGACGAGGCTCACTATTACGATAACATTCCGGCGGTCATCGTCTCCAACACGGCGAGCGACACCGTGACCATCACGGCTTCCGCGATCCCGTTTGACGTCCTGGCAGAGATCACTGGCCAGAACTATGACGCGGCCACCGGCGCCCTGATCGAAGGCCCGCGTGACTTCAAATATTTTGCGCTGGGCTACAAAACCAAGAAGACCAACGGCGACGAGGTCTATGTTTGGAGATACAAGGGGACCTTCTCCATCCCGGACCAGACGAACTCCACGGAGAACGATGGCACCGATGCCAACGGCCAGGAGATCGTCTTCACTGGCATCTCCACGACTCACAAGTTCACGAAGACGGGCAAGGGCGCGAAGGCCCTGAACGTCGACCTGGGCAAGAATCTGGCGAACGTCAGCACCTTCTTCGACACGGTGACCACGCCTGACTCGCTGACGGTGAGGACCCCGTGATCTGAGGACTGAAGGTAAAAGAGAATAACATCGGCGGGGACAGCGAGTGGGGTTCACTATCTTCCTTCCCTCCTCGTTGCCGGCACGGAGTCTTTGATGGGTTTTTACTTCATTTTTCCCACATCCTTTCTCTCCGGCGGCTAACCCGCAAACTCTCAAAGAAAGGGAAAACAAAGAGATGAAGCTGCACATTTACGGAAGAAACGAGGACGGCAAGAAGGTCGTCCTGAAGACATACGAGGCCGATTCCTATGATCTGGAGTTCGGCATTATTGAGGACGTGGCGAGCGTGGTCAACCTGGATCACGTGAAGACCGGCAGCAACGCGGAGCTGATCAAGGTCGCAGGCGAGGCGATCACGGGATCCCTGGAGTCCGTGAAGGCTCTGATGGCTGACATCTTCCCCGGCCTCACGGCGGAGGAGCTGCGACACGTCAAGGTGAGAGAGATGGCAGAGGTGCTCATGGATGTGATCCTCTACACCTTCGGCGAGCTGAAAAAATTTGACACGGGAAAAAACGCGTAGAGGGTCAGAGCGAGAGCCTGACCCTTTCGCAAAGTTTTTTTGAAATCACGATGGCGCTGGCGGGTCGGTTCCCTTCGTTGGATCCTTTTAAGATCCGAAGAGAGCGGGCCCGCGTTGTTTTCTCAACGGTGCGGCGCCTGAATGACTACGACACCCGGGAGACCCTCCGGGACAAACACAAGGGCAAGAAGAAAAATGTGATCAGACGGAAGGCGGATGATTCCTGGTTCTGATCGCGGGAAGGAGCAGCAGATGGCGCAGGAGTACACCGCGAAGTTTAACCTCGACATTTCGGGACTGAAGAACAGCATCGCGGACGCGACGAAGACGATCAAGACCGCGAACGCTGAATTTAAAGCGTCGACCTCCGGGATGGATCAGTGGACGAAGAGCACCGACGGCCTGCAGGCGAAGCTCTCGCAGTTGGACAAGACTCTGGGAGCCCAGGAGGACATCCTGGACGCCTACAAGGAGCAGCTGCAGGCGGCTCGGGACGCATACGCAGAGAGCGGGAAGCGGGCCGACGAGCTGAGAGCGAAGCTGAAGGAGCTGGCGGACAACGGAGTTTCGAAGACTTCGGACGAATACCAGAAGTATGAGAAAGAGCTGAAAGACGTCGTTTCTGAGCAGCAGAAGCAGGGGAAGGCGGTCGACGATCTCAACATCAAGACCCTCGAACAGGAGGCAGCGGTCGGGACGACCCAGCGGGCCATTCGACACTACAGCGGAGCCCTGGAGGACCTGAAGAAGGACGAGGAGAAGGCTGACGACGCGACCGAGGACCTGGGCGACAGCATCGAGGACGCGGGCAAGAAGGCCGAGAAGACCGACGGCGGCTTCACGATCATGAAGGGCGCCCTGGCGGATCTCGTGAGCAAAGGGATCCAGGCAGCCATCTCCGGGCTGAAGGATCTGGCGAAGGGAGCCGTGGACGCATGGGCAGCGGTCGACGAGGGCCGCGACACGATCACGGCGATGACCGGAGCGACCGGAGAGATGGCGGACAGCCTGCAGGGATCCTTCAACAACGTCGCGAAACAGGTGGTCGCACCCTTCGAAGACATCGGCACCGTGATCGGCGAACTCAACACCCGCTTCGGTCTGACCGGCGATGAACTGGATGATCTGAGCGTCCAGGTGATCAAGTTCGCGCAGCTGAACGGAACGGATCTCAAGGGGACCATCGACAGCGTCCAGGCTGCCATGGCGACCTTCGGGGTGGAGACCGAGAGCGCGGCTGACGTCCTGGACATCTTAAACAAAGCCGGGCAGAACACCGGGGTCAGCGTGGATGCCCTGGCATCCTCGCTCCTGACAAACGGGACGGCCCTGCAGGAGCTGGGCTTCGGAATCAATGAGTCCATCGGCTTCCTGAGTCAGTTGGAGAAGAACGGCGTCGACACGTCGGCGGTCCTGGGTGGCCTGAAGAAAGCCCTGCAGACCGCGACGAAGCAGGGGAAGCCGATGAGCGAGGCGATGGCGGAGCTGCAGAAAAAGATGCAGGGAGCGGCGACCGACACCGAGGCCGCGCAGGCAGCGAGTGAGCTCTTCGGTGCGAAGGCAGGCCCGGCGATCGCTTCGGCGATCCGGGACAACCGGCTCTCGTTTGACGAGCTGAGCGCGAGCGTCACGGATTTCGGCGGGAGCGTTGACGAAACCTTCGAGAACACCCTGGACGCCCCGGATAAATTCAAGTTAAAGCTCCAGGAGTTGAAGCTGGCAGGTGCCGACATCATCGACAATTTCCTCCAGGAGAATGGCCCGGCCATCGAGAACCTGCTGGACAAGCTGAGCGAAGACGTGCTCCCGAAGGTCGTGGATGGCGTCGGGAAGTTCATCGCCGGCCTCTCCGATATTGGCAAATATGCGAAGATCGCGGAGGCGGTCATCGTTGGACTGGCGACGGCGACCGGAGTCTATCTGGCCTTCACGACGGCCATCAAGGTCATGAAGGAGGGCTGGATGGCCCTGACCATCGTCGAGAAGGGAGCCGCTGCAGCGCAGGCGGTCCTGAACGCGGTCCAGGCGGCGAGCCCGATCGGCATTCTGATCACCCTCGTCGCCGGACTGGTGGCGGCGATCATCGTCCTCTGGAACAACTCCGAAGAGTTCAGGGAGGCGTGGAGCGAGATCTGGGGCAAGATCACCGAGAAGGCCAGTGAGGCCTGGGAGAAGATCAAGGCGGTCTGGGCGGTCGTCAAGGCGTGGTTTGACACCTTCGTGATCGGCCCGATCAAAGAGCTTTTTGAAGGAGGCTGGGACGGCATCAAGGAGAAGGCCCGGGAAGCCTGGGACAACGTGAAGAAGAAATTCTCCGAGGGCTGGGAAACCCTGAAGAGCGGAGCGAGCGACGCCTGGAGCAAGATCAAGGGGAAGTTCACGGACGGATGGAGCACCATCAAGAGCGGAGCCGGAGACGCCTGGCAGAAGATCAAGGACAAGTTCGCCGGCTGGGGTGACTTTTGGGACGGTCTCTGGGACAAAGTCAAAAAGAAGTTCAAGTCCCTGGGTGACAACATCAGCGACGCGATCGGCGGGGCCGTGAGGAGCGGGATCAACTCCGTGATCCGCCTGATTGAAGACCGGATCAACTCTGCGATCGGCCTGATCAACGACGCCATCGACCTGATCAACAAGATCCCGGGCGTGAGCGTCAAACACGTGAAGAAGGTGAGCCTCCCGAGGCTGGCGACCGGCGGCGTCCTGCGAAGGGGCCAGGTCGGTCTCCTGGAAGGATCCGGCGCGGAGGCGGTCGTCCCGCTTGAAAAGAATAAGCAGTGGATCGCGAGAGTCGCGGCGGATATGCTCGGAGTCCTGAGAAGGGAAGCGGCAGCAGGAGGGCCCTCGACCTCGATGAGTTCGCAGAATTACAACTACACGCAGATCATCAACGCACCGGAGGCACCGAGCCGTCTGGAGATCTACCGCCAGACCAAGAACCTCCTGGCGCTTACAGAAGGGAGATCTTAAAAAATGCTGAGAATGTGTCTTCTGAAGGTTGGGACAGGGACCTACGAGAGCGCGGGCCTCTGGCTCGACAGTGACCCGCCCAAGTTTCAGCTGATCCGGGTGGAGGGCCTGAACCCTCCGCCTGGGCGGCTCAACTGGTCGAACATCGCAGGCCATGACGGAAGTGTCTACAAGTCCGCCACGACCGCGAGCAGGAACATCGTGATCACGGTGAGCCTCACCGGAACGGATGCGGAAGCGACCAGGCAGCAGCTTTATTATTACCTCACGCCGAAAAACAACATCTGGATGAAGATCATCCCGAACGATGGGAGCCAGGAGCTCGAGATCCGGGGCTACGTGGACACCGTGGAGAACAGCCCCTTCGGAAGCGGGCAGACGATCCAGGCGTCCATCATCTGCCCGGATCCATACTTCAACGCGAGGCGGAACGATTGGGTGAGGGCCGGGGTGGAGTTCACCAACTCCGAGAGCGTCCCGGCGGGCTACGTGATCCAGTTCCAGGCCGCTGAAGCGATGCCGAACGGCGTCTCCTTCGTCTTCAAGGTGGGCCAGGCGGAGACCGGGCGGATCACCGTTAGCAAGGCCCTGAGCGCGGGCGACATCGTGGAAGTCCGGCATAACTTCGTCACAGCGGACGAAGTCCTGGTCAATGAGGACCGGGCCATGGGGTTCCTTCCGTGGAATTTTGAATGGCCGGAGCTGGAGCCGGGAAGGACATACACCTACGAGGTCGAGGGCTTCACCGGGACGAGCCAGAACCCTCACATGAGCCTGAGGCTCTACAGAGCGGGGGTGTAAGACATGGCGAACAAGATGGGAAACCTCTGGGTCCTGGAGCAGACGAGCACCGGAGCCTTCGAGCGGGTCGACCTCGTCCAGGGATACACGTCCCTGATCTGGGACAGATATTTTCAGCAGGCAGGATCCTGCGAACTCTGTCTGCCGGCGACGACGGACGCGGTGGATCTCTTCACCACGGGCCGATTCCTGGCGCGTTCGAATGACAGCATGATCTGCAGGATCGACAAGGTAGAAATCCAGACAGACATCGAGAAGGGGAGCGTCCTGATCGTCACGGGAAGCGATGCGGCGAAGATCCTGGACCAGAGGATCATCTGGGACACCGAAGTGATGAAGGGCACCGTGGAGGCCGCGATCCGGCAGCTGGTAGACGACAACCTGATCAATCCGATGCGAACGTCCAGAGCCGTCCCGGGCCTCGTCTTGGGAGAGACGGCAGGGATCACCGCGACCATCGACCAGCAGGTGAGCTACAAGAACCTCGGGGAGACGGTGCGGAACCTGGCGAAGAATTACGGGTTCGGCTACTCAATCACCAGGACAAACACAGGGCTCTCGTTCCAGCTGCACCGGAGCCTCGACAAGAGCGGCATGGTGATCTTCTCCGAGCAGTTCAAGACCCTCGCGAACTCGACCTTTACACGGGACCAGTCGAGCCGTGGGAACGTGGCTCTCGTGGGAGGAGCCGGAGAAGGATCCGCCAGGGCGAGATCCGTCACAGGATACGCGACCGGCTTCGATCGGAGCGAGGTCTTCGTGAACGCTTCCAGCCTGACGAAAGAAACGAAATGGGAGGACGTGCGCACGGCCTACCCGATGATCACGGACATCCGGCGAGAGCTCACGACACCCTACAAGGCCGTCGCCTGGACACGGCAGACCATCCAGGTCTTTGACGACAATCAGAAGGCATGGATCGAGCAGAACTACCCGAGCGCGAACTTCTTCATCGGCAGCGATCAAAAAGAATACTGCAGCGTTTACGGTGAAGTCTGCACGATCTTCTCGAGCGGCTCCCCGACCGACGACACTGACTGCGAGTGGTCGGATCTGATCTACTCCTCCTGGATGGCATCCGCCGGAGCGGAGGAACTGCTGAAGAGAAGCGAGAAGCTCGTCTTCGACGGGACGGCAGTCCCGGATCTGCTCTATGTGTACAAAGAAGACTACTTCCTCGGAGACATCGTCCAGGCAAAGAACCACTTCGGGATCCGGGCGGACGCGATGATCACGGAAGTCCTGGAGTGCGAAGATGAGAAGGGCTACACCATCGAGCCCCGGCTGACCTACGTGGAGACATGGGAAGCGCCGGAGATCCCGGAGGGAGAAGAGGATCTTTTCGAGCCTCAGATCATCCCGATGACCGCAGCGATCTCGGCAGTTTCCGCGCAGGCGGCGGACGCGTCCACGAAGGCTGACGAGAACGAGGCGGCGATCACGGAGGTCAGCAACCAGGTGAGCACGATCGGCACGGTCCAGACGGACGGAGCGAGCGGGTCGACGACCGTCCCGACCGGAGCATGGACGACGGTCCGCACGATCTCCCTGAGCAAGGGCACCTGGATCCTGACGGGACACGTGGAGTTCACGGCGGCCTTCACACAGCTGGCCGGGATGCGCTTCAACTCCTCCAGCTCGGCGGTCTCGTATGCTGCAGAGCGAGGGACCGGAGGCGGAGGCGGCGGCTTCAACTCGTCCCAGATCATCGAGGCGGACGAGGCGATCACGGTGACGCTGGAAGCCTATCAGGCGAGCGGATCTGATAAGACCGTCACCGGCAACACGAAGATGAAGGCGGTCCTGATCGGGGGAGACGGCCCGTCTGCTTCCGGCATCAACGCGGCCCAGGACTCCGTGACCGGCGTCCTTTCGATCTGGTGAGGGAGGTGAGCACATGGCGACAAAAGACATAGTCCTCGCAGAAACGACATACAGAAACGTCCCGGCCCTCACCCTCCCGACGGAAGGAGGAGGATCCGCGACCTTCCCGGACGTCTCAGACACGACGGCGACGGCGGCAGACGTGGCCCAGGGAAAGACATTTTACACCGCGAACGCTCAGAAGGTCACGGGCACGGCTTCCGGGGGCGGAGGGACTCCGAACCTTCAGACGAAGACGGTGAGCCCGACGGAGAGCACCCAGGCCGTGACCGCTGACAGCGGCTATGATGGTCTTGAGAAGGTCAACGTAACCGGGATCCCTTCGAGCTACGTGGGCAGCGGAGTGACCAGGAGAAGCTCCAACGATCTGACGGCCTCCGGGGCCACGGTGACCGCGCCGGCGGGATACTACTCGGCGGAAGCATCGAGGAGCGTGGAGACGGCGGCCCACCCGGCTCCGACGATCTCGGTCAACACGAGCACCGGAGAGATCACGGCGAGCCACACCCAGGGGAGCGGCTACGTCGCAGGAGGGACAACGACGGCGAGCGAGCAGCTGACCACCAAGAGCAGCTCAGACTTGACGGTCTCCGGGAGGACTGTTACGGCGCCGGCAGGATATTATCCGTCGAATGCGTCGAAGAGCGTCCCGACAGCGGCCCAGGCGACCCCGAGCGTCTCCATCGACACGGACGGCCTGGTCACTGCGACGGCGACGCAGGCAGCGGGCTACGTGAACGCAGGGACGAAGAGCGGCACCCTCCAGCTGACGAAGAGGACGAGCGCGGACCTGACCGAGAGCCAGGGCAACATCACGGCCCCGGCTGGATACTATCCCAGCTCGGCGGTCCACTCCATGCAGGAGGCCGGGCACCCGGATCCAGTGATCACGGTCGGCGCGACCGGTCTGATCACGGCAACCCAGAACCAGCCCGAAGGATGGACTCAGGGAGGCGCGGCAACGGCGACGGAGCAGCTGGACACGGTTCCGGGGCAGACTCTGACACCTAACCGGCAGCTGCAGCTCGCCGTCCCTGCGGAGTCCTTCGCGACCGGCGACATCTACGTGAACCCGATCCCGGGCGAGTACATTATCCCGACAGGAAGCACGACCATCACCGAGAATGGATCCTGGGACGTGACCGACTTCGACACGGCGATCGTCAACGTGGCAGCCGCTGCCGGCCTGGAGTATGAGACCGGCACCTGGGAGCCGACGGCGGACATCGCGAGGGGTACGATCAGCTTCGCAAATTCGCACAGCACGCCTCCGACAGCGATCTTCCTGGCGGATGCGAGCGGAACGGCGAGCAGCGAGACGAACAGCAATCATATGTTTGTCTGGTTTGACGTCCAGCGCTTCACGGGGCACGGCTTCCCCTACTCTACGAGCGGCTTCCGATATGCGGCTGCCTATTACAGCTACCGTGGCAACAGCACGAGCTCCATCTCGAGTGCCGGCTATCTTTGCTCACAGCAGACGACAAGCGCGAGCGCGAGCGGCGTGACATATCCCAAATACTGGGCGACTGCGACTCAGTTCCATCCGTACAGCAACAGCACTTCTCGCTACTGGCGGGCAGGAAGATCCTACAAATGGGTCGCGATCTGGGCATGATCCAGGACAAAGGGCTCCTCTTCGGAGGGGCTCTTTTTTCGTGAAAAACTTCGACTTTTTTGCGATTTCTTGTTGACAAAATACACCCATAGATATATAATAAAGGTGAAGATAAGGAAAGGGCAACAGCCCAGAGAACAAACCAAGGAGGAAAGAAAAATGAAGAAGGACATCATCAAGAAGGGCAGCATCATCAACACGGAGACCGGGACCATCGAGGTCACCTACAGAAACGCGGGCGGGCTTTTCGCAGTGATCGAGCGCGAGTATGACGAGAACGGAGAAGTCGAGAGCGAGCGCGAGTCATGGAAGACGAAGGACGAGCTGGAGCAGGCGATGAAGACCATGGACGGACAGAACCATCGGATCACCTGGGAAGAGCCCGACTGGGCAGACGATCAGGCAGCCGAGATGATCGGCGAGGGCCTCTTCGATGCAGCGGTGGAGCTGATGGACGACGAGATCCGGGAAGAGATCCACGCAGACCTCGCACCGTGCACGGACGAGGAGTTCCTGGCGGAGTACATCCGCAGACACCAGGACAAGTTCGGCGAGACCTTCACGGCCTGAGGAGGTGGAGCGAGATGAAGATCCAGGAGATCAGAAAGGCCCGCGGGCTCTCCCAGAGACAGCTCGCGGAAGCCTCGGGCGTAAATGTGAGAGTGCTTCAGCACTATGAGCAGGGATTCAAAGACATAAACAAGGCGGCAGCGGAGACCGTGAAGGCCCTCGCGGACGCGCTGGGCGTGAGGATGGAAGACATCCTCGAAGAAAGATAAAAGAATGGAGAAAAGGACATGATCAGAACCGGAAAAGATTTCATCCTCGTGATGCTGACGATCATCGCAGCCATCTGCATCTTCGCGGGGGCCTGCCTCACGGAGTCACCGCTGGCGGCGGATCTGGAGCGAGGCGTCAAGATGATGATCGGCGGCGGGGCGTGGATGCTGCTGTTCATCGCGGCAAACTTTGACCGGTTTCGTGATTTAGGACTCAATCTTTAAAGAGAGGACCTAATCACGAAACAAAGAAAGAGCACCGAGAAGGGTGCTCTTTTTCATTTCAGTTTCCAGAAGATCCGCACGTCATCATCGGCATACTCGATCCGCTCGATCAGGTCGCGGATGATCATCTTCAGACGTGGGGCGTCCATGGCTTCGATGGCTTCCGGGAAGGACCGGAGGGCTTCCTTGGCACGGTCAGCACCGGGGGAGGCGGCCTTCTTCTCTGCGGCATCAAGCTCCGCCTGGCATGAGGCGCGGGCGGCCCGGAGGGCTTCGGTCTTCTCGGTCAGGACATCCAGGGAGAAGGATCCGTCTGCGTAGAGATCCAGCAGGCGGGAAATCTGAGAGTCGAGGCGAGCAACCTGGGCACGGAGGCCAGGACGTTCGTCCGGCTCTTCTTTTTTCTTCGGGATCATGGCAGCGGGATCCGCCTGCAGCAGTTTGATCTGAGAGAGGACAGCCTCTTCTAGCTTCTCGGACCGGACGGCTTTCGCGTCGCACCGGTGACCGATCTTCCGGGCGACCATGGAGTCCCGACGGGCGGGGCATTTGAAATATTCATACCGATGACCACGCTGGAAGGTCACGGAGGGCGTCAGCCGACAGCCACACTTCGCACAATACACGAGGCCGGTCAGGAGGCTCTTCCCTGAGTGAGTGCGCTCCCCTTTTTCGCGGAGGGCCCGGCGGCGGGTGGCCATGAGATCCTGGACGCGGTCGAAGGTCTCCTGGTCAATGATGGCTTCATGCTGGCCGGGATAGACTTCCCCGGCAAAGTGAACCTTCCCAGTGTAAAGGACATTTTCCAGAACGGCCTTGATGTGCTTCTGGTTCCAGGGCCCACCGCGAAAGAGATGGCCCCGGTCGGTCATGCTGATCGCGATCTCCCGGAGGGAGAGACCTGATAGATAGAGACGATAGATCTCCCACACCTGGGCGGCCTCGTCCTCGATGACGGAGAGGCGCCCGTCCTGGTACGCATAGCCGCATGGTTTTTCTGCTCCGACATGAGGAAGGCCTGCTTTTGCCCTGGCGATCCTTCCCACGGTGAGCCGCTCTTTGATGGTCTCCCGCTCCAGCTGGGCGAAGACGGCGAGCAGGCCGATGGTCGCACGGCCCACGGGGGTCTCGGTCGAGAAGGACTCGGACATCGAGACGAACTCGCACCCATGAGCCAGGAAGACGTCCTCGATCAGAAAGAGCGTGTCCTTCTGGGAGCGTGAGAGACGGTCGAGCTTGTAGACGATCACCCTGGAGATCTTCCCGGCCTGCACGTCCCGGATCATCTCCTGCATCGCTGGCCGGTCCAGAGATGCGCCGGAGAAGCCCGGATCTGTGTAGTGACGGAAATCCTTCCACCCGAAGGACAGAGCGAAGGCCGCCAGGCGCTCCTGCTGCTCTCCGATCGAGTAGCCTTCTGCTGCCTGCTCCTGAGTCGAAACGCGAGAATAGAGCGCGATCATGACCGGGCCTCACGTTCACGACGGCGGCGGATGGTGTCCGCTGCAGCGGTCAGGAAATCGTCCACGAGGAGCGCCTCGTCCTGGGTGATGGGGACGTCATCGATGGTGACGGTCTGCTCCATGAGACGGAGAAGGAGCCGGTTCTGATGAGAGCGAAAATCCGTGACGTTCTCCGGTTGCGGCTTGCAGAATTCGATCCGATCATTACAGAGGCCCTCCATCGTGATCCCGAGGGTCTGGCAGATCTTCTGAATGTTCGAGATCCCTGTGTTGTCAAGGCCACGCTTGAACACGGTGAGCATGGTGGAATAATTGATCCCTGCCTCCGCTGCGAAATCCTTCACAGTTGGGAAGCGGGAGAGGATGAGGCCACGAAGCCGTTCTTCGATGGTCATTTTTGACATCTCCTTTCGTATAGGTTGGGGGTTGATTTCATTATAACACAGAATTTCGCGTTGCGGAACAGTAAACGCATTAAATAAAAATTAACGGGAAAATTAGCGTTTCTGTATTCACAAACGAAAAAATAGTGGTATAATAAAGGGTGGGAGGGATGGACCTGCGGATACAAAAGCGAAAATCCGCGTTTCACGTGAAACAAAGCGGAAAAAGGAGGTGAAAGAATGTTCTACAACTTAAAGGCAGAGATCGCGAGACGAGGCTGGAAAGACAGAGACCTCGCGAAGGCAGCCGGGATGAGCGTCTCAGCGCTGAGCCAGAAGATCAACGGCAAGAGCGACTTCAAGCGCAGCGAGATGATCGCACTGAGGAAGGCCCTCGGGTGCGAAGAGATCATCCTGGACAAACTTTTCGAGGAGGCAGATACGGAAGCATGAATATCACTAACATCCTGGCGGACGGAAGAGAGGGCGACCTCCGGCGCGTGACGATCACGGCAGAGGACCACCCGGAAATCTTCGAACTGATCCGCGAGATGGCAGAGAGGAGGGACGACGATGGCGATTCACATGGCGACGTTCAAGACCAGAGAAGACTGGCTTGAACATCGGACGAGAATCGGCGGCAGCGAGTGCGCGGCGCTGGTCGGGATGAATCCATGGATGACAAACGTCGACCTTTTCCAGATCAAGACGGGAAGGAAGAAGAGAGCCGACCTTGGAGACAGCGCAGCGGTCGAATATGGGAGACAGGCCGAGGAGCATATCCGGGCCATCTTCGCCCTGGATCATCCGAGCATGACGGTCGACTACATCCCGGAGAACCTCTGGACGAATGACGCGATCCCATGGGCCCACGCGAGCCTGGACGGATGGCTGACGGATGAAGACGGACGGCGCGGAGTCCTGGAGATCAAGACCGTGAACGTCACGGCTGCTTCGACAAAGAAGAAATGGGACGGGATGATCCCGGACAACTACTTTTGCCAGATCCTCTGGTACATGGCAGTGACGGAGGCAGACTTCGCGATCCTGAAGGCGCTGCAGCGCTACGGCTACGGTGAGGATGACGTCTTCCAGGTCATGAAAGAGTACAGGATCGAGCGGGAAGAAGTCGAGGACGACATCCGGGCGCTGCTGGAGGCCGGAGCTGCATTCTGGGAAGATCTGAAGGCGGACAGAGAGCCCGCACTGATCCTCCCGGAGATCTGAGCGATGGAGATGGTCACGGTCCTGGAGGACTGCATCATGAGAGGAGAGTTTGACATGGGAAAGATAGTAATGAGACCCTGCCCGACCTGTGGGGCGGAGATGGAGGTCTCAACGAGGAAGAAGGGCAGAGGGGACGAGATCCTGATAAGGTACGCCTGCCCACGGTGCGAAGGGTCGACGGCGGAGGCGTTCGCGGTCGAGTTCCTGGTGGACAATGATGAGGCCTTCCAGAAGAGGTGGAAGGTCGGGAAGAGACTGAACTGAAGGAGAGAAAAATGGAGTTTAATGTGGCGAGAGTACAGATCCCGGAGCGGATCGAGTGGAACTATGAGGAGCTGAAGGCAGAGATCGCGGAGCGGGTGCAGACCTACGAGACCATCGTCTACACTGACGAGACGATCAAGGAGGCGAAGGCAGACCGGGCGAATCTGAGGAAGCTGGCGAAGGCGCTGAACGATGAGCGGATCCGGCTGGAAAAGGAGTATATGAAGCCTTTCACGGAGTTCAAGGCGCAGGTCAACGAGGTGATCGGGATCATCGACAAGCCGGTGGCGATCATTGACGCCCAGATCAAGCGGGCGGAGGAAGAGAAGAAGCGCGAGAAGGAAGAAGAGATCCGTGGGATCCTGGCGCTCTTCCATCTTCCCTACGAGATCGACGCGAACCGGCTCTTTTCGGAGAAATGGCTGAACGCATCGGTCAGCATGGCGAGCATCAAGAAAGAGATCGATGAGAAGGTCAGGAAGATCGAGGACGACCTGAAGACCCTCGAAGGGCTGACGGAATACAGAGACGAGGCGATCAACGCCTACACGAAGAGCCTCGACCTTCGGGACGCGCTGGCAGAGCAGCAGAGAGCCAAGGAAACGGCGGAGAAGATCGCCAGATGGCACGAAGAGCAGCGAGCGAAGGCAGCGGAGCAGAACGGCCTCCCGAGCGTGGAGACCGAGCCGGTGGCAGCACTGGAGCCCGAGAAGAAGCCCGAGGCGCCGAGCGGATCCTGGATCAGCTTCCGGGTCCTGGTCAATCTGGAGCAGGCGAGAGCCCTCCGGCAGTTTTTTGATGAGCACGAGATCCGCTTCGAACGGATCTGAAGATAAAACAGAAAAGGAGATAGAAAAATGGCAGTGAAGAACAGCATCGCTCCCAAGCAGGAGCAGAAGAAGGCAGAAGTGACGTACATGGCAAACGGTGAGCAGGTGAAATTGAGTGCGGACGCGATCCGGCGCTACCTGGTCAGCGGAGGCGGGGCAGTGACGAATGAAGAGGTCGGAATGTTTCTTTCCCTCTGCAGGTACCAGCATTTGAACCCCTTCCTTCGGGAGGCGTACCTGATCAAGTACGGCGACCGGGCCCCGGCGACCATGGTGGTCGGCAAGGATGTCTTTCTCAAGAGAGCGAAGCGGCGCCCGGAGTTTGACGGCCTGCAGGCTGGCATCATCGTCCAGGACAATGACAACGGAGGCTTGGAGGAGAGAGAAGGCACCTTCTATTTGCCGGAGGATGAGAAGCTCGTGGGCGGCTGGGCGAAGGTCTGGCTGAAGGGATACAAGGTTCCCTTCTATGCTTCCGTCCCGCTGAACGAGTACATCGGCAGGAAGGGCAACGGTGAAGTGAATGGACAGTGGGCGAGCAAGCCCGCGACGATGATCCGCAAGGTGGCACTGACGCAGGCCCTGCGGGAAGCCTTCCCGGAGGACTCGGCTGGACTGTACGCGCAGGAGGAAGTCCCGCAGGCACAGGAGATCGTCCTGGACGAGACGCCAGTGGTCGAGACGGAGCCGGAGGAGAAAGTGATCGTGGAAGAGAAGAAGCCGGAGCCGGCGAAGAAAGAGGAAGCGGTGGATCCTGAAGCCGCACTCTTCGGATGAAGGAGGGGAATGAGATGAGCAGGACTAAGATGACGAACATCGACGGCGAGAAGCTGCAGCGGCTCCTGGAGGTCGCAGGCGTGAGCGCGAAGGAGGCGGCCCTGGAGATGGGCTTCTCCGGGGACTACGTCCGGGACTGCATCAGAAGCGGGCGGATGGCCCAGAACGCGGTGAAGAGTCTGGAGAGGACCTACAAGATCAAGGCGGAGGACTTCGCAAAGATCGAGGAGGCCCCGAAGGCCGAGGAAGAGAAGAAGGAGCCGGAGGATTTAAAGGAGCTGATCACGGAGGCCGTCCTGGAGGCGCTGAAGCGCTGGAAGGGCGAGGAGATCGTGGCAGCCATGGAGAAATGGAGAGAGGAGACGAGAGCATGAACACGGTGACACTCATGGGACGGCTCAGCCAGGAGCCTGAAACGAGATACACGCAGGCCGGGGAGACGGTCTACAATTTCAATTTTGCAGTGAATCGGAGATTCATCCGAAGCGGTGGACCGGAGGCAGATTTCTTCCGCTGCGCGGCCTTCGGGAAGACCGGCGAGAGAATGAGCAAGCTGAGCATCGGCAAGGGGACGAAGCTCCTGATCCAGGGAGAGCTGCAGAATCAGTCCTGGACGGACAAGAACGGGAACAAGAGGGAGACGACGCAGATCATCGTCAACGACTTCGACTTCTGCGAGAGCAAGAACGCCCAGGGGAGCGCACCCGCTCCGTCCAGAACGGAGACGGCCACGAAGAAGCCGGCGGCAGAGACCCCGGAGGACGCCTTCATGAAGATCCCTGACGGCCTGGATGAAGATCTGCCCTTCGTTTGATTGGAGGCGCTGACGGTTGACAAGATGGAACTACTACCCGGCGGGAGGATCATCTCGCCGGGGGAACAAATACGGCGCCAGCAAGGTGACCGTGGACGGCGTGACCTTCGACTCGAAAAAAGAGGCCAGGCGCTGGCAGGAGCTGAAGATCCTGGAGAAGGCCGGGAAGATCAGC